CAAAAGGCGATTGGGTCGATATCGGAGCACCCAAGAAGGACGGCAAGTTCCAGAAATGCGGTCGAGCAAAGGGATCTAAACGAAAATATCCCAAATGTGTGCCTAGAGCAAAGGCTAAATCTATGACTGCAGGTGAAAGACGTAGTGCAGTTCAACGCAAAAGAGCCAAGCCACAAGGTGTTGGTGGCAAGCCAACCAACGTAAAGACAATTGTAAAGAAGTCTGACGGCGGTATGATGCGTAAAAATCACAGGGGGTGTGGCGCAGTCATGGCTGACAGAAGAAAGAGAACGAAGTACAGCTGATGTTTAGGCGATACGCAGAAGAGTTCTCGAATGGGGGAGAAGTCAAAAAAAGAAAGCGCGACAAGATGCCAAAGCGCAACAAGAAGAATTTTCGCCCCACAAAAGCTGGGGCTGGCATGACTGAAGCTGGCGTTAGAGCGTACCGAAAAGCCAATCCTGGTAGCAAACTGCAGACTGCAGTGACAGAAAAGAAGCCTACAGGCAAGCGCGCAGCGAGAAGAAAATCTTTCTGTGCCAGATCTGCGGGTCAAATGAAGAAGTTTCCAAAAGCAGCAAAAGATCCAAACTCTAGGCTAAGACAAGCCAGAAGGCGTTGGAGATGTTAATTGTTTTACATATACTAAAAGGTGGGTTTTAAGTGAATGACTCAATGAAAAGACCTCCTATGCAACAAGATGCAGAACGTCTAGCCGCGCAAGGTCGGTTTGGTGATACCATGCTTGTTCACATGAACCCAGAAGAGGTTCAGGGTATCGCATCTTTGATGCCTGGCGGGAGACTTACAACCAATCCAGTTACAGGACAACCTGAAGCTTTTGCTTTTCTAGCGCCCTTAGTGGGTCTTGCTGCCAAAGCTGCTCCATTTGTTAAAGGTGCTATTGCCGCAAAAGGTGTATATGACGCTGTTAAAGGCCCAAAAGGCACAGGCCAAACAGCTGCTAGAAGACAAGGGCAAGCTGCCGTAGATCAATACACTCAAAGTGTTTTGAGAGATGTTGGTCAGTCTCAAGCGTTCCAGGTTCCAAGAACTTTGGGCGAGTTAGATGCAAGTCAAGTTGGTTTTTTACCCAAAGGTGTGGCTGGATTGAACCTTGCTTATCAAGGTCTTCCTGGGCAAATGTATGCAAACTATCAAACACCAGAAAAGTTTGGAGAAAGATTAACTCCATTTGGGATGCCGATCGGTCAACCTATGCCAACTCCTCAGATTGGAGGCATTGCAGATTTGCCGACTGAAGTTGATGAAGGAGTTGGTGTTGATGTAGATGTAGATCAAGAAACACTTGATGACATAGTTGCTGAAGTAAGAGCTAGTTTAGATATGCCCGTGTCTGGTTCTTATGAAGACCTTGTCCCAAAGCCTGTTCCAAAAAGGGTAACTGGAAATATAGGCAGACAGCAAAAAATTAAAAGAGAAAACAAAGAAGCCCTAGAAAGATGGGAAGAAGGCAAAAGAAAGTTTGAAGAAGCGACAAACCAATTTAGATATGGCGGTATAGCCATGCTTTCTGAGGGTGGAGAGATGGACTTCCCAAGAATGAACGGACCTATATCTGGGCCAGGCACTGAAACATCTGATGATATACCAGCCATGTTGTCTGATGGAGAGTTTGTTGTTAACGCCAAAGCAGTCAGAGGGATAGGTAAAATAGGTGGCGCAAACAAGAGCAAAGCAGATCAAAGGAAAGAAGGTGCTAGGATGATGTATGCTCTGCAACGCGCTGGTGAAAAAGCTATGAGGGAAACGTAATGGTTGCACAGTCCACTACAGAAACTTATGCGGAAACCGCTCCGTTTATTTCTCCAACTTTTCAAAGAAGCTTTCAAGATCCAGCTGTTGAACTAGCTGGCAGAAGATTACTTGAGTCATACCTTGGTGATGAGGGGTTAATACAGCAACAAATACCAGTTCCGATTCAACAAATTGCAGGTCTGTCTCCCTTAGAGATACAAGCAAGAAACCTGGCTGGTGGTTTAGGTGCATTTGGTGGTCAACTCGCAGAAGCACAAGAGTTATTTAGACAAGCAGGTCAAAGATTTGATCCTGCAACAGCAGCTATGTTTGCAGACCCAAGAGCAAGAGCTTTATATGAAGCAAGCATTGGTGCATATGATCCATCTACAGGTGAAAGATTTGTAGATCAACGTGCGCGTCAAGGAATGGAAGGTGCTATCGGAGATATTGCTCAAGCTGGAGCAACAATCCCTGGAATAACAGGTGATGCAAGAAGACAAATAGGTCTTGCTAGTGATCAAGCTCAAGTTGAATCTGCACTTGGCCAACAGGCTTTACGCAGAGGTGCTAGTCAAGTTGGGGGGGTCACCCAAGAAGGAAGAGAAGGGCTTGCTGCTGCATTATCAGCGGCACAAAGAGCAGCAGGCAGAGCAGGAACCGGTATAACTGAAGCTGCATCTGGCATAGCTGGGCAGGTTGGTGGTGCTCAGACGGGTGCTGCAGAGGCAGCCAGAAGAGCTAGAGCTCAAACAGAAATGGCAGGAGCAGACTTGCGATCGGCTGGTCAGATGGGACAAGCAGCAGCATTACAAGGTATAGCTGGTCTTGCAGGCACAGGAGCGGCTTTTGATCCATCAGATATCGCTGCATTTCAAGACCCTTTTACACAACAAGTTATAGAGGCCCAGCAAGCAGAAATTGCAAGACTTGGTGAGCAACAAAAAAGAGAGGCAAGAGCACAGCAGATAAGAGCGGGTGCTTTTGGCGGTTCTCGAGGTGCGATACAAGAGGCAGAAATCGGTAGAAATGTATTGCAACAACAAGCAAAGACCGGAGCAGAGCTTCGATCACAAGGATTTCAACAAGCTGCACAGCAAGCTCAGTCTGCATTTGAGCAAGCACAAGCAAGAAGACAACAAGCAGCACAACTTACAGGTTCACTAGGACAGGCTGGTGCTGGCACAGCACTACAAGCTGCAGGTCAAGCAGGTCAATTAGGATTAAGTGCAGAGCAACTAGCGCAAAGAGGAGCGCTTGAAGGTGGCCAGCTTGGTTTATCTGGCCAACAGGGTATTGGTTCTCTTCTTGGTCAAGCTGGAGAGTTTGGATTAAGAGCGGCTGATATAGAAAGAGGTATAGCTTCAGAAAGAGCTGCTCTTGGAATGCAGGGCATACAGTCTGAATCTGATCTAGCTAACAGAGCAGCACAGTTAGGTATATCCACTCAACAGTTAAGATCTCAACTTGCTCAACAAGGTGGGGCTTTGGGTTTGCAAGGTGCTCAAGCGCAAGCAGGTCTTGCAGGTCAACGAGCAGACATAGCTCAAGGAATAGGTCAGCTTGGTCTACAAGGACAACAACTTGGTGCGAATGTATTTGGCCAACAGATGGATAGAACAGCAGGTGCTGCTGCAGGACTTGGTGGATTGACACAAGGCCAGTTCGGCACAGCACTTCAGGCATTTGGCCAAGGCACAGGAGCACAACGTGCCGCTGCATCTGGTATTGCGGGTCTGGGTCAACAAGGTCAACAAATGCTTGGAAGACAGATACAAACTCTAGGTCAGTTAGGAACAACTGGTAGAGGCATACAACAGCGTGGACTTGATGCTCAATACACTGCAGCGACTCAAATGGCAGACGAGCCATTTATGAGACTGCGGAGAGGACTTGATGTTCTTCAACAAGGATCTAAATTCTTGCCACAGTTTGGAACAGGATTCGGCACAGGACAACAAGCGATCGGAGGTTATCAACAACCTGGCACACTAGGTAGAGTCGCTGGTGCTGTAGGTAATGTTGCTTCTATATTTAATACTGTGGGTGGCTTGTTTGGCGGTAATAAAGATCAGGCTCAAACAGGTCCATAAATTTGGATAAGAAACAAAAAAAGATAGGAAAGGTTATGCGAGAGTTCAAGAGCGGAACTCTCAAGTCAGGTGGTTCTGGCAAGAAAGTAACCAATCCAAAGCAAGCCATAGCTATAGCTCTATCGGAGGCTAACGCGATGAACCAGGGAGGCATGATGCAGAACCCAGTTATGCAAAGACCAATGTTTCAAACTCCCATGCAAAGAGAAAGCATGGGTATCATGGCTGGTGTTGCGCCGATTCAAGGTTACAGAGAAGGTGGCAGTGCAGCACCTGACTATACTCCTAAGTTTTTGCGAGATGAGCAGCCTGAAGAAGACAGCATGGGCAGAATGCTTTTTGAGCTATTTGTCGTTGATCCAGATGATCCAGTTGATGTAGGAATGGCTTCAGCATCTGCTGCCATGATGGTTGGAGGGGTGACTGCCCCAGCTGCCATAGCAACTCAGTTAGCAAGAATGGGTTACAAAGGAAAAAAACTTTATAACTTGATTAATAAAGTTGAAAGCTTAAGCAAACCTAAAAAAGAAAATGCAGGAATAATTAGTAAAGCTATGGCTCCTGTGACTGCAACTTATGGTGCAAGTCAAACAGGAAGGTTGGTTGGAGAAGCACCAGAAATTGTTGAAGCTGCAGGAGGTATTGGAGACTTAGCACGAGACTCTGCGATTGGAGGCATAGCTCAACTATCTGATGGAGGATTTTTAGGGGGACTTATGGCCCTTCTACCTAAAAGAGCAGAAACAGCAGGAAAAATTTTAGAAAGGGCTATTGATGCAGGAAGAGCTACTTTTGATGACATAGTTGATGCTTTCAAAAGAGGTGAAATTGACGAAAAACAATTAACTGATTTAAACAAAAAACTTCCAGAAGGAGATCAAGGTAGACTCGTTCAACCAGGACAACGTCTTGATAGACAAGATGGAACAATATCTAAGGTAGAGCCAGATAGAACAGGCACAGGTGTATTGGAAGGTGCTGCTGGTAAAAAAACTACAACTCCTAAAATGACAGAAGAAGATATATCTGCTCCACCTTCATCTAAAGTTGTTGAACCACCGAAGCCCGTTGAAGCTCCAAAAACAACTGTAACTGATGAAGCTGCGGATGCTGTTAAACAACCAATAACTCAAAGAGTTAGGCAATCTGTCCCTGGTCAGGTTGTTTCGGGAGCTCTCAAGCCGATTACTAGCCCGATTAGAGTTGGTGCTCCAGTAGCGGTTGGAGCCTATGCTCTTAGTCAAGCGATAGAAAGCGGCAAGATTCAAGAAGCCATGAATATGGCCATGAATGATCCAAGAGTTAAAAGCCTAATAGATGCAGGAAGACCTGCATATGATGCTGTAAAACAATTTTTTGGTCCATTGGCTGAAGCTATTTTCCCAGACACCGGAGAAAGAGTTGAACTAACCGATTCAGTCATGGAGCAAGTTGATACAAACAAAGATGGTCGAATATCTAAAGAAGAATCAGCAGCTATAAAGAAGAGAGCTGATGAAGCTGTTAAGAAAGAAAAACAAGGCACAGAACAAAAAGAAACAGAGACAGGAACTCCGAAGCCCGTACCAAGTGGTCTTGCCAAATTCTTTAAAAAGTTTGACGATCCAAGACTTCAATATCAGTTAGCCAGAGCATCTCAACCAACTGAGGGTTTTGTTCCAAGAAACTTCTTTAGCGATATGGTTCTTGCTGGTGCTGAGTACGATCAGCTTCAAGGTAAAGATGAAACCGCTTTGATGCAAAACTATGAGTTCTTGAAGCAAGCTGGAAAAACTGATGATGAGATATTTGATTTGCTTTTGAGCAAAGACACTCAAAGTGATTTGATGGAAAGATATCAAGATACAGTTTTATCTTTATTTACTTCGGCTTCAGAAAATGTCGAAAACGTAGGAGCCGATACCGATGAGTTGCTTAAAAAAGCTCAAGCAGATGCAGCGAAAATAATATTTGGAACATCAACTGCTGCGCCAAAAGATAACGAAGTAGTTCAAACTGTTGATCTTGATTGATGATCAGAGTCAACCTGCCTGATGGGCGAGCTATCAACGTAAGAACAGACAATGTTGATTTAGCTAAATCTAGAGCAAGAAAATATTTAGAAGACAATCCTCTTATCGAGCGCGGAGCTCAGTTAGGTGAAGAGGACATAGGTGCAACTGGTGATATTGCTAGAGGCATTGGTGCTGGTTTAGTAAGCGCAGCAGAAGGTATTGCAACACTTCCATCACAACTGGTTGGTGATCAAGAAAGCGAAGAAGAACTAAGAAGATTCTTTGATAAGTATCGACCAGAAGTACACACAGATTTAGGTGAAGCTGTAAAGTTTATCACTCAGTTTGCAGCCCCTGGCGGGTTTGCAGCTAGAGCGGTTAGAGGTCTTGGATCAGTTGCAAAGGTTTCTGCTTTTGCTGCTGCTGATGTGGCTGCGACAACACCAGATGTAGAAACACTCGGTGATTTCTTTGAAGCTGGTCCAACCCAGAGAATAGATACTTCTGATCTTAATGGAGCAGAGTTAGCTGCAGCCAATTTATCAAACAGAATTAAGGTAGGAGCAGAGGGTGCAGCATTTGTTCTTGGTGTGCCAGCAATAGCTGCTCTTGGATTAAAGGCTGTAGGTGCAACCGCTGGTGCGATTGGCAAAACAGACTTTGTAAAGGCTGCGGCTCAAGCAATCAAAGACCCGAATACACCATTTCATGAGGTTGGAATCAAGCCTGACTTAGAGAACCCAGCTTTCTTTAGGAGGAACATAGACAGACTTAAAAAGTCATATAAAAAATATGCGACCTTTCAAGGAGAGATGCCTGACAGATTCAGCAAACAATATGATGCGCTTCGTATATCTGAGATAGCGGCACAAAGTTCTGCAGCCAGACAAGCTGTTGAGAAGATAGATTCAGCTGTTTCGTTTGTTAACAAGAATGAAGGTGTTTTTAACAATCAAGACAAGAGCAGAATATTAAATACTCTGAACGATTATTTGTTTGCAGAAGAGAGTCTGGCAAAACCTGGCCTAACTAGAAAGCAAATACAGCAAAGCGCAGAGAAAGAGCTCAAAGAAATAGATGAGATCATAGGAAAAAATTTATCGAAAAGCCTTTTTGGAAAGCGCAAAGATCTTAGTTTGTTTGATGGAGCAAGAGATCTTCGAGGACAGATAGACGGGCTGAGTGATTCTGTAAAAGATATTTTGCGTGATCCAATACTCAATCCAGAAATGCAAAAAGATCTAATCGATACGATTGGCAACAACAAAACCTACTATGGAATGCGTTTGTATCGCGCTTTGAATGATACTAATTATGCGCCAACCGTTGAGCAATCTGATAGAGCCGTAAAAGAGCTTGTCGCCACCAGCTCTGGGTTGCCTGAAAAGTATCGATTAAACGATGAGCAAGCTAGAAGCATACTGAACAACATGCTTCAAAATAATTTTACCAACGCAAAGATGGCCCCGAGAGATATTATTGAAACACCAGTGCTTAGTGGTGTTGCTCAAGGCATGTTGAAAGGACGCAGACTAGATAACCTTCCTGCAGTCAGAGACTTCCTTGGCGAATACACGGGCGCTAAAGATGTCATGATGCGTAACAAGCCAGAGCTAATAAGAGCTCGTGATGTTGGAGAACAAGAGGTCGGCTTGAGAACCAAAATGGTTGAAACAGTTGATGTCATGTCTAAGCAGATAGCTAAGGCTAGATATTACAAGAACCTCATGGACTACAACAAAGCTCTCGGAGACAAAGCTTTTATATTTGATGAGATACCACCAAATGCACAGCTTGGAGAGTATTCTAGAATTGGTGTAGAAACTGCGAATCCACTTGCAGAAATACCTGAAAGTGCAAAGCGTAGGTTTGGGCCTTTGGCAGGTAAATATGTTCGTAATGATTACAAATCTGCCCTAGAAAATGGATCAGATGTTTTTAATTTAGCCGAAGGAAATATGGGTTTGTATGCAACATTCCTTGGGCTAAAGGGTATGTCGCAAATAGCCAAAACGGTATACAGCCCTATAACTCAAATCAGGAACGCCACAACCGCTGGATTCTTTGCACTAGCAAATGGAAATGTGGGTAACGCTAAGTCCTTATCTAACGCTGTATCAACTGTGTTTAGCAACTTAAATAGAAAGCTCACTGGACCAGGAAAGACAAGCGCAACACTAGCTGATAGACAAAAGTATTATAACGAGCTTGTTGATCTTGGTGTGATAAATACAAACGCCAAGATCGGTGAGTTTGAATCACTGTTGAATGATGCAATCGATAACAACGCGAAAGGCAAAGCGTTATTTAAGTGGGCTCAAGGAAAACAAAATGGTTTTGCCGCAAAGCTTTATCAGGCATCTGATGATGTTTGGAAGACATACAGCTATGAAATGGAACTTGGCAGACTTCAAAGAGCTCTAGCAAAAGATCCAGTAGCTGGAATAAATGCATCAGACCCCAGAAACTTTGTTGATTTTGGTGGTGTAATTAGACCGTCTGAATTAACTGAAGAGCAACTTGAACTTGCGCTCAAGAGAGAAGCAGCAGAGATAGTAAAAGACACGGTCCCTAACTACGCTCGTGTTCCTCTTTTCATAAAACAATTAAGACAGTTACCATTTGGTAACTTTGTCGCATTCCCGGCTGAGATAATTAGAACAAGCGGAAACATACTTGGTCGAGGGATCAAAGAACTTGCGAGTGAGTCTGCAGAAATAAGAGCCATAGGCATGAAAAGAATTCTTGGTTTAGCGTCAGTCAATGTCGCTATACCACAGTCTCTGATGATTGCTGGGACTCAGCTAACAGGGGCAGATGAAGAACAAGTACAAGCTTACAAAAGGTCCATGGCTGCAGATTGGGATAGAAACTCAACACTGATACCAATAGCTACAGATAAAGATGGCAACATTACTGACCTTTATAATTTTTCATACACAAACCCTTATGATTATTTAAAGAGACCAGTTAGTGCGGTTCTAAATGCAGTGCAGAACGGAATCACGAAAGAAGAAGATTTAAGTGATATAGCTTTCAAAGCAACTCTTGGGGGTGATGGCGCTGTGTCTGAGTTCTTTTCTCCTTTCATGAGTGAGTCAATTATTACAGAGAAAATAGCTGACTTAGCTAGAAATAAAACTACGTTTAACAGACCGATATACAGAGAAGCAGATACTTTGGGAACCAAACTTGGTAAGTCATTTGCTCACTTAGCAGATGGCATCACTCCTGGTTTCTTACCTTTTGATGTGACAACTAGTCCGAGCTCTGCATTTCCTTTATCTCTTGATTTAAGAATGAGAGATCTACCAAGAGCAGTAGCATCCACAGTGGCTGGAGATGAAAAGCTTGGTGTCAGTAGACAAGGATACAGATTAGATCCAGCACAAGAGTTTACAGAGGCTTTGACGGGGGTGAAAAGTCTTAAACCAAGAGTGGAGCGTGTGCTTTATTATCGAGCTCAAGAAGCTGGTCGTAATGTAAGAGACGCAGGTGGTATCTTTACATCTATCGCAAAAGAAAGAGGAAACGTAGACGCTGAAACATTGACTCAAGCTTTTATCACTGCTAACGAACAAAGATTCAAAGCACTGAGAGATCTCAATATGGCAGTTGAAGATGCTAAAACTCTTGGTCTTTCTAATGCGGAAATAATAAAACCATTGAGAGACGCAAAGACACCTTATCTAAATTTTTTGATGGCAGACAGATTCAAGGCTTTCTTCCCAAGCAAAGAAACAATATCTATCGCACTGCAAGGTAATGAAGACAAGCTGGCTAATCCAATAGATCTAAGAGAAATTGCAAAGAACTATGGTCAGTTCCAAGGAACTTTATTTAGACCACAGGCTGCGGCTGAAGCAGAAGCAATAAGAGAGCAACAACAGCAAGCCCCTGGAGCCGTGCAGCCTCTGCCAGAGATAGACACACCAGAACCCACAACGCCTCCTCAAGCTTTAGTTAACCGTGGCGTTCAAGCACTAAGAGATTTAGAATTAAGGAAACTTCTAGGAATAGATTAGCTTGATTCCAAAAAGAGCGAAGAGAAAGAGTAAATACTTCGCAGTCAAAACAGAGGTAGATGGCAAAGTCTTTGACTCAAAACTTGAAGCAGCCAGATACAAGATACTCAAGAAGCGCCAGGAAGATGGCGAGATATCTGATCTAGAAACACAAGTTAACTTTCCTTGCGCCCTTACAGTCGAGGGCAAGGAGAAGAAGATCTGCAGCTATATCGCTGACTTCAAGTACAAGAAAGATGACAAGTGGGTGATCGAGGATACCAAAGGCGTGGTCACACAAGTCTTCTCACTCAAGAAGAAACTGGTCGAAGCCTTGTACCCTGGTCTGAAGATCAACATAGTCAAAGATCCGCGGGTCTAGAACGGAACGATAGCTTCGTTCACTACATCCACCTGGCTACCAGGAAACTCTTTCTTTATCTCTTCAGCCATACGCATTTGCTTGGTGTCGAATCCCGTCTTGGATAGCTCACGCAACTCAGGGCTGCTGTAGTAAGCACCATCCTGCATACCTTTTGGCGTTGCATTGTAGAACTTCATGACACCAGACTCGTATGCAATGAGATCATCGTTGCTCTCTTCTGGCAGATAGGTAGCAGTTGTAATTAGGTGTGGATTCCATAGATGGTTTTCACAGCTTGCTTTCTGTGCCTCGAGGTCAAGCAGTTTATTACTGCGTGTGCATAGCCAGTTCGCACCGTTACTTGTGGTAACAGGTTTGGAGAACGCACAGTTGCGGCAGTTGACCCACTCAGGGAAACGCTTTCGACTATAGATATCAACATACGTTTTAGACTCTGTCTTGAGCGTGTAGTCCTTTTCTGACCTTCTCCCATACTTGGGTGGCTCTACGCTCGTAATCACTCTCTCAGCGCGTTCTAGAGCCTTCTGCCAGATGTTTGGGTCATAGTCGATGATCTGGGTGTACACCTCGCTGTTGTTCTTGTTGACAACAATCGCCATGCATTTGGTAAGACCAAGACCGCCCATGTAGCAATGTATCTGCCACTTGTAGGTTTCGCTCCACAACTCGTAGTCGCCAAGCTTCTGGAGCTCTTTGAATCGCTTGTCGTTTGCGCTTTTGATTTCACCCAGGAGAACAAGATCTTCTTCAGGTGGCGGCAGAACACCTCTAAGTAATGCATCACAAGATCCTGAAAAGTGACCACCCAAAGAAGAAACCCTAATCTGGTTACCGTCCTCATCATGAGATGCGATACCACATATTTTACTCTCTTTGATGTTATCAATCACCTGGTCTTCGATACGATTACCCAAGTCAAACAGTCGTAACATGCGACCACTAAATGTGTTAGGCAAGCACCAGTGGAAGTTCATCCACAGTTTGTGCTCATCCTCGTCACCGATAATACTGAATCCAAGATGCCCTCTGCTTTGGCGATTATTCTCTTCGAGCTTCTTGTCTATCTCATCAAACATAGACACTAACGACATTCCAATATCTCCCTTCTTTTCTCACTGCGATCTTCTTTATGTGGTTGAAAGAACCGTTGTTCACCATGAACGATGCAAACTCAACATCTCGAGGAACAGCACCACTCCTAGATACAGCGCGCCACTTCTTCTCTGCGAGTCTGCCAGCCTTACCATGCATGCCTATCATGAATGGCATCGATTGTGGCCAGTATTCATTTTTGACTTTGAACTTCACATCTAGATAGGTGTTACCTGCCTTTGACTTTGTTACTTCAGCCCAAATGGTTTCAACTTCTTTTATCTTCTCGAGCTCTTCGATCGGATCATCAAGCTCATCAGAGAGGACATTGCCGAATGCTGCAACTCTGCTAGTCGCAGCCTCTCTTTCTTGCTTCTCCTCAGTCTCAGGACGTTCAGCACCACACTCGATACAGGTTTTGTGATCCCAATCATTGATAGCCAAACATACATGCCCAGCCTCATTGATTGCGTCACATATCCATATCTTTTGTTCCTTCTCTTTTTCTTCTTCATCATCTTCTGATGGCTTCTCTGGCTTTGCTCTGTCAATACAACCATGACGATTCATGTTCTCGCCATAATCAAGAAGCATGCAGTCTTTCTTATCACCCCAGGTTCGCATGCCTCGACCACATATCTGCACATACAACCCAAGAGACTTGGTGGGTCTTAGCAAAGCGATACAGTCTGTCCTTGGCGCATCCCAGCCTTCAGTCAGTACAGCCACGTTGCACAATGCGCTGATCACACCGTTCTCAAAGTCCTCGAGATGCTTCTTTCTTATCTCTGTTGGTGTTTCTGCTGTGATCACTGCTGCCTCAATGCCAGCATCCTTCAGGAACATACACATCTTGGTCGCGTGAGCGACTGTCACACAAAAGAACACAGAGCTCATTCGACCTTTGCTATATGCTTTGTCTATCCAATCATTGATGATAGCCAGCATGGTTTCATCTTCCATGGCTAGTTTCTCGAGATCAGACTCACGATAGTCGCCACCCTTGAACTTCACTCGAGCAGTCGATGCATCAATCACTGCCTGGTCATTCACTTTGAATGCAGACAATCTGCATAGATAACCATCCTTGATTAGCTGGGGTATGCCTATCTGATAGGAGACACCACCAAAGAAGTGATCTTCAAGACCGTAAATAAAACCCTGGCCCATGCGATAAGGCGTGGCAGTCACACCAAATATTCTAGGTGCGTAGTATTGTGTCGATTCAAAG